CTCATCTTCAGATTGCTCCATTTTTCGCACGAGGTCGGTGATATAGGAATGTGCAAGTGAGAGACCCCGGATCTCACCTGACATTGACTTGTACTCAGGGAAGTCTTTTGCCGCACCTGAGATAAGAGCCTGCGCAATATCATCGCGGCGCTCTTCCAGTTCTTTGATAACTACGTCAAACGCAGTAGTCATGTTTACTCCTTGTTTCGTTGCGTTCGCATCATCTGCTGCCGAGTTTTGATCGCATCGGACTGCATCTGCTGCCTCATCTTCTGTTGGTGAATCTGTTCCTTCTGTTGAAGTTCCTGCTGCGCCTTCATAGCCTTCAGCCGGGGATCTTCGCCCTGACCTTTTTGCGCTTCCAGTGCAAGACGTTGTTGCTCAAGTTGCAGCTTTCCTTGCGCAATCTGAAAGTCCATCTGGTCGTTTTGAGCTTTACGTTGCATCTCGGCTTGCTTGAGTTGCAGTTCAGCTTGAGCCATCTGCAAAGCGGGGTCTTGGGCTTGCTGCTGGGCTTGTTGCTGTTGTGCCTTCTGAGTGTTGCTCTGCAACAACTGCTGCGCCGCTTGAGCGACCAGACGAGACAACTGAACTTCAGTCTGTTTATCCAGTTCTTGATCCGGCGCTGTCATTGGAACGCCAAGCTGTTGCTCAATTTGTTGCCTGTAAGCAAACGCCATGTGCTCTGCAATGTGAGCCATCACTGCGCCCATCATCTGCTGCGCCATCGGGCTCTGACCCATCATCTGCATAACGGTCGGGTCTTGCACCAGCGACATGTGCGTAGCGATGTGCGCCTGATGGTCTTGGTAGATGAACGCCTTGGTGGGTTTGCCGGTCAAGAAGCTCATGTTTTCTGAGACAGGGTCACGCGGCTTCTGGTCGTCCTCCACAGGGACCAGCTTCTCTGCGTTCTTGATGCCCAGAACTTCCAGCATCTGCCGGTGAAGCTGAGGTAGATCATAAATTTGTGGCGCACCCTGAGCCAACTGAAGGGCAGCTTGGTACTGCATGATCCGCTGCGCCATCGTGGCGGCGTTTGGATCGCTGACAGGAATTACCTCCACTACATCGTAGTCAGCCTGTTTGACCGACCGATCCCCGCCTTCTGGGGTGTAGGGATACTCACTCGGCAGGAAGTCCCGAATGATTCCCTTCAGGAGTTTGAACTCCATCCGAAGCGAAGCGTGAACCCGCGCCTGGACGGCACTCATAGTCTTGAGTTGCCGCTCCAAAATTGCCAGCGTTGTCCCAACAGGAGCCTGGGCAGACATGTCACTGATCTTCAAATCAGCAATAGCTGCAAGGCGACGGCCTTCTTCTGTGATGCGCTCAAGCAGCATCGACAAAACTTGGCTCGGCTCCTTGTAAGGAAGCGGCATGATGTTGTCACGCACACTCCCCGAAGGAATATCCACATCCCTGAACTCGCCCGGAGCAATCGGAGTGTCGTCGCCCTTGATCCGAAGCCCGCGAGACTTCAGGCCACCCGGCAAATTTGACAGCGTGCCAGCATCCACCAACTGACGGATGATGGAGGTTCCGGCTCTTGCGTATCCTCCGATGAGGTGGATATAACCGAGACCGTAAGCCCCGAATCCAGGAATGTACGTGTACTGGACGAAGTGCTGTCGCTTGAGTTTCTTTTTGTCGTCTTCTTCCCAGTTTCTACGAATTGCAAGAACCGTTTGAGTCCCCCGCTCAACCGTGACCACATACGGCAAAGGAACTTCATCTTCGTACCCCGGCATGTCCCAGTCTACGTGGATCTCCAATACCTGATACCGGTCATCATCGGTAAGGGTATACCCTTGCTCCTCGGCCTTTTTCTTCTCAATGTCAGTGAAGAACCTGACAGGCTCACCCAGTTCTACGTCCCTGTAAAACTCTGCTACCTGTAGTTTCTTGATCTCGTTCTCAGTCTTGCGCATCACGTGGGTCACACGCTCGGCTGTATATACGTTTGACGCCCCGTAAGGCATGATCAAGTCTTCAGCCGGGACAAACGGGGCCGCAGGCAGTTCCGTACTGGGGTTTGGGTAGATCTTCTTGAACGCCGACCCAGCAAGGCCAAGGGAATACAGCATCCGCTCATGTTCGGACCTGTAGTCAATCATCCGCTCGGTCAGCATGTAGTTCATGTCGTCACGAACTCGCTCTGCCGCCTCTTCTTTCAGCCGGTCAATCGCCCCGATAATCTGCGTTTTCACCGGGCCTTGCGCCGGGAACGTCTCAGTGATCATCTCCGACTGAAAACGGATCGCCGCTTCAGTCAAAAGCGGTGAATACACCCCGCAAGCCCCGTTCCACGGCTCAGTACGTTCTTCGTACTTCATGCCAAGGACTTCCAAGCCCTTGACAAACATATCTGTCCAGTCTTTGCGACTGTTGATGTCCGCATCTACGAGGGAAACAAGCTCAGAAGCCAGGGATTGAAGCTCCCCGTCGTCCATGTACTCCGCAAGATTTGCGTCGAATGTGTCCGCAGTCTCAGGTTCTGGCATCAGTTCAATCTCAACCCCGTCAATCCCAATTTTTACGCTCTCAGGATCTTCAATTTCAATCTCCAGAGCCGGTTCTTCGGTCATGACACCCATGTCAAGGGGAATCATTTCGGGAGAGAAGTTCGTTGCCATCTGTAATCCTCAGTAAAACGCTACTTTTCGCTTGAAAGACCGCATTTCGTCCTGTTCGTCTGTCTGTAGACGCAGGAAACCACCCTGCCGGAAGCGGATCAGGGCCTGAACAGCACTGTCTACGTCATCATCATGGGGTGCGTTGGGGAAAGCGGCCATGTTTTCGATGAGTTCTCTAGCCCACCGGGTGTCTGGAGCCCAGACTTTACCTGATTGGAACAGGTCTGCCACAGAATTGATACGGACAAACTTGTCGTTCCCTCTACTTGGGGTGTACTCAGACACCGGAATGCCCATCGCCCGCAGTTCAAAGATCAGCGGAGCCCCTGCAGCTTTGGCTTCCACGATGAAAGCATCAGGTTCCCACTCTCTATAGTGAGCCAGTGCCTTTTCTTTCAGTTCAGGGAACTCCATCCGCTTCTGGAAGCAGTCCAACAAGATGATATTTACGTCATTTTCATCTTCGTTCATGTTGAACACACCCCACGTAGTACACGCAGAGTAGTCGTTTCGCTCACCTTTAGTAAAGGCAGTGTCCCAAGACTGGATGATGAACTCACATGAAGGAGGCTTCTCCTTCTCCCAAATCTTCCACCACTCTCTTTTGACAATAGCTCCCTCTTCAGCGGTGGGATTCTGTTGGTACTGAGCGTTCCACTTACCCGGTGGCAACTCATCTCTTAGAGCAGACAGTTCCTCATACGACCAGAACTCAGGCCATAGGGGTTTACCCGAAGGCATGATGGCCGGGAGTTCAATGACTTCCCACTGATCTTCTTTTCCTAGTTCGCCAGCGGTCTTTAGGATCTTTCCCGTCAGGTCACTCTTCGACCATCGGGTCATGATGACCACAATAGCCCCACCCGGCTGGAGACGCTGACGCGGGCCAGATGAGTACCACTCAAACACGGAGTCATAGACTTCCGGTCTGCCAGCGGCTAAAGCAGCCTCCTGTTCCGAGTGCGGATCGTCAATGATAAGAAGGTCCGCACCCTTACCCGTCATGGTTCCACCAACACCAATAGCGAAGTACTCGCCATTCTTATTAGTAGCCCAACGTCCTGCAGATTTAGAGTCCTGCCTCAAAGCCACATCCGGGAAGATCTTTGCGTACTCCTCTGACCCCACTAAGTTACGAACTTTCCGGCCAAAGTTCACCGCCAGATCAGCAGTGTTAGACGCTTGAATAACTTTCTTCTCAGGATACCGGCCAAGGAACCAACTAGGCAATAGGTACGAACCGAACTCACTTTTTGTATGCCGAGGCCCCAAATTTATGATCAGCCTCTTCAACTTCCCCTCAGCAATCTCCTCAAACTTCTTCGCCATCACCGCATGATGCCGGCCATGAATGAACCCCGGCCACATCTTCTTCACATACGCCATGAAGCTCTTCTGGCACTTCTCCCTGTCCACAGCATCTTTGTAATCTTGTACCTGCTGTAACAGCTTCTCCTGATCCGCAGGAGACAGACTCGCCACTAGATCATCTAGTTTCATTCCATCCCCCGGAATGAAATGTAAGTCGGCCGCACAGACCTCCCCATCCCCTCAACCCTCTTCAAAGCTCCTAGCTTCACCAACCTGTCCACGATCTTCTTTGTAGACCCCAGCCCAGGCTTACCCCTCAACTCACAAATGTTCCTCAGGCTCGGCCCGTACCCAAACCGGCACCACCACACATCTATAGCCAAAAACACTTCCTTCTGAGCCTCAG